GACCTATAGCGAAGTCTTCAAGGATTTTATGCCCATCGCGGTGTCGTTGATGACTGACGATGTTATCAAAGCCCGAGAAGAAGGTAAGGATATTATCTGGGATCAAACTTCAACCACGGTTGCGAGTAGGCGTAAGAAGTTTCAAATGCTTCCTGACTATGAGCATATTGCGGTTGTGTTTAAGACTCCTGAAACAAAAGAACTTAAGCGTAGGTTGGACTCTCGCCCGGGCAAGACTATCCCGACCCCAGTCATAGTGCAGATGATCAAGGGATTTCAGATGCCTACGAAGGCTGAAGGTTTTAGTAAGATTGAGATTATAGGATAAGTAGTACCTCTAGAAGAACTTACAGCACCCTTTTTCTATTGATAGCAGCTACCTGTGCGGTTCTTGTAATATGACCGACGGGGTCTATAGCTTTACAGTTTTTCCCGTGCCATCTTTTGAGATTTCCATTTGAAACAGAAGCACCGCAGTGGGGACATGTATACTTTAACGGAGACATGCCTTTATTGGTTGCTCCTTTAATTTTTCTTGCGGCAGAAATTTTCATTCGTTTCTGTTTAGATCCGACGTTTCCCGTGTTCGCGGCGGCAATTTTTTTACGATGTTCTTCAGTTTTTGGTCTACCTCGACCGGCCGCCGACATTTTTTGTCTTGATGCTTCTGTTAATAAATTTACTCTGCGAAATATTTCTATTTCTGGGTTATCTGGATCATGGTATTTACCGTTCAATAAAAGTGGATTGGACCATTCTCGCTGGATAGCTATTTGTTCTTGCTGCCAACACTTGACAGAATCGGTATTTTTGTATATAATTTCAGCAGTAAATGATTCTTTCCCGTAGATTTTTATATCATTTTTTATCCGATTTGATGACGTAAAATATTTTAACCAAAGATCGTTTTCTGGCGCAATCCCCAACTTTTGATTCCGATAACGGTACCCATAGTAAAATTGACCAGTAATGTTGTTTTTAACGCGATAAACATAGGCTTCAAGCATCACAAATTTACCCCTTGTTTATCTATTTATCATTTAGGAGATGTAATATGCCCGCAGTTTTTTTATATTCTGATCCGCATTTTGGGCATGCGGGAGTTTGCCGATTTTTACGTGAGGATGGAACAAAACTTCGCCCGTGGGACAACCCTGACGAAATGGATGAGCACTTAGTTAAAGTTTACAATGAACATGTTCGTCCGAACGATAAAATTTATTTTTTGGGTGATGTTGTCATCAACCGCAGGGCTTTGAAGACGTTAGCACGATTGAACGGCGACAAGGTTTTGATTCGTGGTAACCACGATATCTTCCGTGACACTGAATACCGTGAGTACTTCCGTGAATTGAGAGCATATCATGTGATGAACGGAATGATCTTAAGTCATATCCCCATCCATGAACAAAGCTTAGGCAGGTTTAAATTGAATGTACATGGACACTTACACGCCAACCGAGTTATGAAGGCACGTGGCGTTAATGCAAAAACTGGAGAGGTATTATATGGCAATGAATTTGATTATAGGTATCATTGTGTTTGTGTAGAACAAACCGACTTTGCCCCTATCCTTTTTGAAGATGTGTTAAAAAGAATTAAAAAAGAACGAGATGAGGCTGAATTTATTGACGACCGAGTTTCCATTCTGGGCCAGGACTAACAAAAGACAATTTTGATTCTATTCCGTTATTCCACCAATTTGATCCTTTTAGTGCATTTGATTTGACTCTGTTTTTTACTTTTCTGCCTAAAACATAGCCACTTGGTTCGGTACCGGGTATAGTAAAAACAGAGTCGACTCCATTAGTGTACCATTTTTTTAACTTAGATATATCTGCCCCTAATTGTGCACCGACATTATTGAATGGTAAACGGCCTCTATAATACGACGAATCTGGAGGTTCTTCGCAGAAGCACTGGGCTGTTCCGTTGTTCCACCATTTGTGATTTTTGTATTGAATAGATTTATTAACTTTCTCCAATGGTGTAAAAACATACCCAAAGTTTGGTGCTAAAAATCCGTCAAAGTTTTTGCGAACTCTGATAGATTGGTTAGCACAGTTTAACCAATTCATTTTGTCCAATGCTTTTATTCGTCGGAGAACTATTGTCTCCCACCGTTTTGCTTGAGCAACGTTGCTAAAGGTTTTACGGACTTGGATAATATCCGGATCGCCATAGTTGTTTCTTAAACGATTTACGTAAGTTGATGATGTAAAATATGTTGTCCATAATTCAGTGGGGTCACAATCGATTGCATATCTAACACCGTAGTAGCGTAAATCAAGTTTCGACCAGTAAAGATAGTAAGTAAAAGGGGTGTTGCTCATAGTATTATTTAGCATTATTCACGGACATTTACACTTTAAAGACTTCTTCTATCAAGATGTATTAAAGCGTATTACAGCAGAAGGCGGAGAAATTGGTTTCAGGCAGGGAAATGGACCTGCAATGTAAATAGGGGCTTCGGCCCCTATTTTTTCGGCTAAATACTTGATGAAGATTGATATCTATTTTAATGGTATTAGCCACGATCCTCGCAAAGAGCTTATCGCAATAAAATTATGTGAGAAGACGGCAAGAGTAATATCATTGCCTAAACATATTGAGATAGAATTTAAGAAAATGGATCACAGTGTATATGGTGAAACATTCTTGATTGCCTCAATAAACAAAAGAATCAAAATCAACGGTGATCTTACTGAGTCAGAAATGTTTTATCCTATGATTCACGAATTGATTCATTTAAATCAAACACATACCGGTATGCTTACTGTTCGTCGTGATGGTATCTATCTTTGGAACAACAGACCCTATGAGATAAAAGACAACATCACCTACATTGAGTATCAAAATCTTCCCTGGGAACGTGATGTTACGAATAGATTCCAGCAGGTTATGACACAGGTGTTAAGTTTTAAGTATTGACGATAAATGGGTAATATGAGATAATTACATTATCGTAAATTTATCCATAATCTAATGACTAAGCAGGTTCTTACCGCTGTCATTTATGACAAGCGTGGTCGTGTTTTGTCTATAGGGCAGAATAGTTATGTCAAGACTCATCCTCTTCAAGCAAAACATGCGGCACTAGTGGGTGAGCCCTATAAACAATTTCTACATGCTGAAATTCATGCTATTGTAAAGTGTCGTGATCTTAGCAAGGCATACAAGATTTTTGTCACTCGCTGGGATCGCAATGGAAAGCCAGCTTTGGCTAAGCCCTGTAAAGCTTGCATGGATGCTATCAAACATGCAGGTATCAAGGTAATCGAGCATACGTAAATGAAAACGGTTCTTGAGCATTTAAAAGACAGGCATTTAAACGTAGAACTTCATCGCCCGTTCGTTGATGAAGTAGAACGTGTTGCCACGTTTTTGCTCTGGAATCTTAGTGGGCAGTGTGTAGGTTATCAGCAATATAGACCTGAAGGGGAAAAGAAACCACGGAACAATCCCAAACAAGGTAAATATTACACTTTCAGAAAGCAACCTACATTGAGCGTGTGGGGCGTTGAAACTCTACACTTGACACCTCATGTAATGTTTTTAACTGAAGGGGTGTTTGATGCTGCTAGATTGACTGAACGTGGATATAGTGCTGTAGCAGTGTTGTCAAACAACCCTACATCGGATTTGAAAAATTGGCTAATGTGTTTACATCGCAAGGTCGTCGCAGTATGTGATAACGACACCGCAGGAAAACGATTGGCTAAGTTCGGTGATCAGTGTGTTTTCACTACAGACAAAGATTTGGGTGATAGCACTGACGAATATGTAACTGAATTGCTACAAACTTACGGTTGACAATAATTACCCATTTTGATATACTATATCATAGTCAAGAAAAAGGAATCAAAATGTTGGTACGAGAATTGCTAGAATTGCTATCCCAGCTAGACGGGGAGGCGGAGGTTCGCTTGTCCCAAGCGGGCGGCGAATATGAGTCTGAATTGTCCGGGGAATTTGAAGTAGAACCGGGTGTTGTGCGATTTTTGGATTAAATCCAGAATTTGACAATAAATGGGTTCGGGTATATAATACATACATGAACTCGAAAAACACCCGCAAGCGTCGGTCTGACCGTAATCAAGTGATTTACTACATTCAGGATGTGGTGACTCATGAGTATTACATCGGTCTCACTGCGGTCTGCTTCAACGGTAACATTCGCAAGACCCTCACTCGTCGGATGCAAAAGCATATGCAACGTGCCTTGACCGAGAACAAGGATTGGGGCTTGAGTGTCGCACTTCGTACCCGCGGCGCCGAGCGTTTTGTGTTTGGTCCTGTTGAAGTGGTTCGTGGTAAGAAGGCTGCTCACAGCCGCGAGACTGAACTGATCAACACCCTGCAACCCCGTCTGAATACTTTTGGAGTCAAGTGATGAACGAACGAATGATTGAACTGTATAAAGAAGCGGCTGAGTTTGCCTACAAAATTTGTAAAGATGAAGGACGAACAGGCGGCCCGGCAGATCATATCTGGAATACAGTTTCAACTGGAAAGTTCGCCGAGTTGATTGTTCGGGAATGTGCTGGAGTATGCGAAGAATACCGTGGTACTGAGTGGGGCAAGGCTGCTGAGTGTATCGGCGAAAAGATTAAACAATATTTCGGAGTTGAAGAATGAAAGTGCGAATTCGAGAACTTGCTGAACAGGCAAACATTCATTTTAGTCGTGTTGGTATCTTAGATGGTGACCCAAATGGTTCTGCCAGACTGGTTGGTTATTCTAAGATGGAAAAGTTCGCTGAGTTGATCATGAAGGAAACATTTGATTGGGTCGTTGATAATGTGGGGCTGATGGAAAATGCCGAATGGGAAGCCCTAAAGAAACATTTCGGAGTTGAATGATGAAAAATATTTTTGCTATTACTTGTCTATGGTTGAGCGGCCTGGTGATGGGTTGGATCATTGGTCAGATCGCCAGCGCATCTACAATCGCTACTGAATGCCAAAAGCTCGGTGGATTTTATGTAGGCAGTGTGACCTATGAATGTAAGGTCAGTAAGGTCAAGCAATGAATGAACGAATTCAAGAACTTGCTGAACGATGCTATCATAGGTATTCTGAACACAACATTGACTTGGAAAAGTTCGCCGAACTGATTGTTCGGGAAGTAGTATCTAAAATGGCAGTTGAAGGTAGCAACTTCTATTACAATGAACCCAATAATTATGGTGCTATTACCGTCAGATTTTTTGTAGAGGGCGACCCAAATCTGATGGCCGGCGAAGAAATTAACGCTCAATATCATGACGGGATTAGAGGCACGGGGCGGTATAAACTTAACGATAAATTTGTTAAACATCTGATGAAACAACATTTCGGAGTAAAATAAAATGCCATGTCGTGATTATGAAAGTGATGGTTGGGGTGAATCCTTTGTCAACGTAAAGCTCAAAGAGCAATCTGACCGTCTTGCCCGTATTGCTTGCAAGGCAATGACTGAACTTGTAAAATCAGGTCAAGCAGATTTTTTGATTCTTAGGGACGATGAGGTCCGTGAATGGTGGGAACAACATCAGGAAGCTGATCGTAAAGCTAGAGAAGAAAAAGAGCGTAAAAAACGAGAAGCCAAAATTAAGAAAGAGGCTTTGGCTAAACTGACTGACGAAGAAAAGAAACTACTTGGTATCAAAGTAAGGAGTTAAAAATGTTTTTGAAAGATGTAAACGAAACCCTAGAGCATAAGATTGTTGGTGGTAGCGAATACTGCTGGACATGTTGGGACAACGCACGATTCCTAGATTATGAAAGCGACTTCAGCCACGCTAGCGTAGTTTTCAATTCACAGACTCAGGAAATCTACTGTGCTGAAATCACTAGCAAGGAAGATAGTCTTGTTGCGTATCGCTGGCTGAACCCAACTTACAAACAAGCTCACCTTGAGGAAGCAAACACACGAGGGGTAGACCCTAACATTGCATGGGATGATGTTACTTGGGTTGATCTTGAACTAGTTGAAGACTTTCTAGTAAAGGCACAGGCTATTTTCAACGGCGCAAAATTTGACAGGCGTGTATCTATCCCTCTGACATTCACTGACGAGGAACTTCTCAAGTACATGAAGTTGGCACATGAGCGTGATATCACTTTCAATCAATTGATTGAGGAAGCACTACTCAATGCCATTGAACAATGTGAAAATGGAAAACTCTTTAACACTCAAACTAAATAGTCGTTTAGTGAGAGTTTTATAGATGAATGAAGTTTTCAATGACATAATCAAATGGATCAAAGAGGATTGGAATTCTAATCCTCTTCGTTGTTTTTTAGAGATATTTGCTTGGGCAGTTAGTATCGGTTGTTCGTTTACGATGATGTTAACTGTTCCCAATCCCCCTTTCTTAATTCTATATCCCTTGTTCATAATGCAGTGCGGTATCTTTGCATGGGCAGCATGGACTAGAAAAAGTTTAGGGATGTTAGCCAACTATGGATTGTTGGTTACTATTGACACTATTGCGCTATTGAGATTAGTTCTATGAAAGTATTAGGGGTATGCGGAGACAGCTATATGGCAGCCACCACCAACACGTGGGGCGATCAATTTCGTCCCGACCTACATGATAGTGAAGGTCGGCATTTTACTGAAATTCTAGCTAAGGAATTCGGATATGAATATTTTACATTGGCTAGAGGGGCATGCAGTAACACTGCTATTAGCCTTCAGGTCGATGAAATGATTAAACGAAATGTTGATTTTGTTTTCTTGAATACCACTTCACCTAATAGAATTGAAGTGCCGTTAAAAGAATTTTATTCACACTTGGGCGTCTATAATATAGATTATTGTTCGTATCCAGATACTAGCGGGCAGAAGAATCGTGAACTGTTTTGCCATGATAATATTCTAAGTGAAACTATTTCCAACTTAACCTATGACGGACCAACTGCATATCCATTAAATTTTGATGTTAATAAAAGAGAAGCATTGAAGTATTATTTGGCAGAACTGTACGATGAACATGTGAGATACTATCAGGATACCTGTATTATTGCAGATTGCATTTCTCGATTAGAGGACGCTAAAATTTCTTATATGGTGTTTAATTCATTGCCTATACGCAAAGAAAATAAACGAATCTTGGCTAAGAATGGACTTATGGATCACATGGTGCCAATGTCACAATTATACGGTAATGATCGATCTACCCGAAGATGGCATACTAGTGATGAAACTCAAATAAAATTGGCAGAAAATCTTTATCAATATATTATTGAAAATAATCTTTTAACCTGGAGTTGACATGGAAACAATGGACATAACCAACGAAGCTGACGCCACGAAATGGACCGACCAAGAATGGGAAAAATTTGCTAAATGGCTTCGCGGGATGCTGGAAGTCTCTGATGTTACAGTAACCTTCACTAAGAAGGATGGCACTGAACGAGAAATGATTTGCACATTGAATCCAGATGTTATTCCTAAAAAGGAAATCACCGAAGGCAAAAAAGAACGCAAAAAATCTGAGAATACAATGGTTGTTTACGATGTAGTAGCCAATGATTGGCGAAGCTTCACTATCAAGTCGGTTAAACAGGTACAGTTTCAGATCGGCTCTTGAATTTCTTCCAAGCCCATAAACCTAGTGGCAATATCAATGTAGTGAACAACCATTGCCAGTATTGAGATAACCATCCTCTAATTACTTGCCAGGGTGTTATTTCAATGACAATGGTTTCACTGAATGTTTCAATGTTGCGAACTTTAGAAGCTCCGTCAACATTAACCTCAGCATTGACGCTAACATGAATTTCATGCTTCCCCGTCTTTAATGGAATCAGTTCCCACTGCCATTCTGTCACACTTGTATGAGATACAGGTTGTTCTTCTGGTGTAATAGCGACGACATTAAAGTCTGGTGCGATAACTCTAGCTATAACGACCTTAGATACCTCAATTCTTGCTGATGATGTAATTTCAGACTCTTTGGTTAACTTCTTAAGTTCATCAATTGACTTAGTGAAATCTATTAACATGGTTACTGAAATCTGTTCGCTGATATTTGATCGTTTGGGGTCAACTGTGAATACCATGTTAGCTGGTTCTAACTGTGACATGATATCGTCAGAGATTTGATCTTTGTCTGGTGCTTTAGATTTTGCTTTTGTTGTTTTCTTTTTGGGATGAGGCTCTACTTTTAGAGCCTGCGATTCTTTTATCGACACTGACGCAGATGGGGGCATGGGCGCTGGCATAGGTCTTTTGACCATTCCTATTTCTTCGACGGGCGCACTGGCCTCAGCAGCGGCTTCTGGCTCAGCATTCTCACTAGATTTGATTAGGGCAACTGAAGTCATGCACCCTGCAAGCACGACACCTGCAATAATTATGGTAGAGAGTTTCATTTCTATATTTATAGTAGGTTGACATTAAATAAGTTTGGGAATATAATAACAACATACTGAGAAATCAGGTACAATTCATTCAATATTATGAAGCGAGAAATTCTTACTTTCAAGTTTGAGCGTCCCCGTACTCGGGCCCACAAGGTTCTCTTTGACAATGATTCACCCTTCAAGCACCGCGTCGTGAACCCCAAGAAGACTCAGTACCAGCGCAAGCCCAAACATCGCAACGATGTGGAGTCGTGGTAATCATGCAAGCTTACATTAATTTGGCAATCGTTTTCCTGCCTGTGATTTTCATGGGCCTGGCAAGCATAGTCACTAAGGAAATGTAATGGGACTTGACCAATACGCATATGTTGCCGGCAAGGCAGACACCTCATGGGACGATTCTAGTAGGCAGGAACTCGCATACTGGCGTAAGCATCCCAATCTTCAAGGCTGGATGGAAAAACTTTGGCTAAAGAAATTGGATGTTCCTAGCATCGGAACCGACCAGTTTCTAGAAAATAGATATCCCCCGCACGACTTCAACGGGGTTGAACTTGAATTAACTTGGGAAGATGTTGACCAGCTTGAGAAAGATATTAGATCAGGCAGAATGGCATCATTGAATACTACTGGATTCTTTTTCGGTCGTGCTAGTGACGATCACTACATGGAACAGGATCTACAATTCTGTGTTGACGCAAAGGCGGAACTTTTCCTAAAACGGAGAGTATTCTATTATTCTAGTTGGTAATGAAAAATAAAACTGTACTTTTAATTGGTGGGGCAGGCTACATTGGCACTGTCCTCACTGACCATTTGCTTTCGTTGGGTATGAAGGTAGTATGCTTAGATTGTTTTTTGTATCAAAACAATAGTAGCGTACTGTCATTCTTGAATAATCCAAATTATAAATTTGTATATGGTGACATGGCAGATCCTGTCATTATGGACGAGGCAACTGGCAATGTTACTGATGTTGTATTACTCGCGGGTATGGTTGGTGAACCTATTACCAGTAAGTACCCAGCTGAAGCACGACTAATCAACAATCTAGGTATCAGAAAGTGCCTTGATAAATTGAACGAGAAGGGTGTTAACAAAGTTATCTATACTTCATCGTGTTCTAATTATGGATTGATCGACAACAATCAATTAGCTACTGAAGAACATCCCCTACATGCCACTTCATCGTATGTAGAAGATAAGATAAGTATTGAGGAACATCTGTTCTCTGCGTTATATTACTTCCACCCTACAGTCTTGCGCTTTGCTACAGCATTTGGGTTAAGCCCTCGGTTTAGACTAGACCTCACAATCAATGAGTTTGTATATGAAGCTAAAACGATCGGTGAACTAACCATCTTTAATCCCAAAGCATGGCGCCCCTATTGTCATGTGAAAGATTTAGCTAGGTTAGTTGAACTCGTACTAACAGCACCAACTACAAAAACTAGTCATCAAATTTTTAATGGTGGAGGTGAGGTCAATAACTTTACCAAGCAAGGATTAGTTGAATTGATCAAAGCGTATATACCTGACGTTAAAATTAACTACAGTGGTACATACAATGACCCGAGAGATTACCGAGTAGATTTTTCAAAGGCACGACAAGTACTAGGTTTTGAACCTGAGTATACAGTTGAAGATGGTATTGTTGAAATAATCAATGCTTTGGACAATCATATCTTTGATAATATAGACAACCAACACACACTTTACAGAAATACCAAAATATTCTATAATACTAAAAATGTTAAGGAGTAAGTATGGCTGGATATAGTCTTTTGGTCAAGATTCGCAGGCTAGAAGAAGAATGCGATAAGCTTGGTTTTATGCTCTGCTATAGTAAGCACGGGTATCAACGTGATTATGGAGATGTGGTCGCACTAAAGCCCAAGGACCATGATAGTCTACCAATCTATGCCCGTGATGCTGAACTATTCTGCGGTACCTTTGAAGAACTTGAAGTTTGGTTGCGCGGCGTACAATGGGCACGTGATTACGATAATATGCTGTTTGGCGCTAAAAAGCACACTGCTAATCGTGAACGCAAGGAACAAGATTACCGTAATCGTAAACTAGTTAGTATTCTGAGGGATGATGCAAATGAAAGTAATAGCTAAAATTGATAATTCACGGGTTATCTGTGAAGTCTCCCGAGAGGAAATTGCACTTTTGTATGGATTTAAAACCGTATACGAAAAAGGATGTGATATCGAAAAACTCATGGCTGTGGGTAATGAGTGCGACCTCAAGAAAATGGTTGCCACAAGCCAGTTCGTTCGCAACCTTCGCAAAGATGTTTTAGAAAAAGCTAAATTCCAATTAGAGAATACGATTTGTCAAATTGAAGACACTATGGATGAAGTATCAAAATTGGAACTATTTAGTGTCCTAAAAGATGAGGAACAAATCGGTTGACAGTAAATCAATTTGGGTATATAATGTATTCATAGACAGTTAAGATATGGATCACGCAATGAAGCCGATTACTGACCGAGTTCGTGTTTTTCTCTTTGGTATTGCTGTAGCAGTTCTCGGGTTGATCAATCCTTCTAAGGCTCTTCAAACGGCTGAACGTGCCATCAACGGTGATTAAATCATGGATGTGATTTTTGTTCTGTTGTTAGCTATCTCACTGGTTGGCTTCATGCGATGGAACTGGCTGATGTGGCAAGGTCGTGTTACTCGGTGGACAACCTGGAGTGAACTTAGTCGGGTCGAGTGGTGGATTGCTGTAGTAACTCTATCGTCCTTTCTGCTCAATCTGGTGATGGTGATCTTGATGGCTGTATTTGGTCGTTGATAGGCAGGGAGTAATTGTTATGGGTTGGGTTATGCTGGTCAGTTCATTGTTTTGCTTGTTCAATATGATTTATTGTGCATTTAAGAGTAACCATGAAGCGGTTTTGGCATGGTTTACCGCTATGTTGTTCGCAGTGGCTCTTACGTTGCGTAATTTTGCATCCTAAAAATTTGACAAATAATCTATTAAAGTCTAGAATAGATACTTAAATAGTTAAGGAGTGTTATGTCTGCCTCTTGGATTCAAAAGCTGACAGAAAGCGACAGTCGCCTTCACAAGGAAGACGTCCTCAAACAAGCATTGACTGCTGCTAAGTTGGGCAGCATTAACGCACAAATTTTCTTGGGCTTGACGAAAGCCTGTTACAATCCCTACGTGGTGTTCGGGGTTCGTGTGGTCCCTGATACTGAAGGTGTCACTGGCGCTGAGAACCCCTGGAGTGACTTCAACGACCTCCTGCTTCGGCTATCTAGGCGCGAACTAACGGGTAACGCTGCCCGTGACGCTATTGAAGAAATGGCATATCGGTTTGACAGTGATGAGTGGAATAAATTCTGCGCTCCTGTGATTCGCCGCGATCTTCGCGCCGGCATCAGCGACAAGACCATTAATAAAATCTGCAAGGGAACCGACTACGAAATCCCTATGTTTGGTTGCCAACTCGCTACCAATAGCGAAGGTCGTCCTGAAATGAAGGGCACCAAGCGACTTGAGCCCAAGCTCGACGGCGTCCGTGTGTTGATGATGGTGATCCCTGACGATATGGGTGGTCTTACTGTCCTCAGCATGAGCCGCAATGGTAAATTGTTTGAGAACTTCACTCATATTGAAAATCAAATTAGTGATAACTTCGGCAAGCTTGTTCGTAGGGCTGCGTCTAGTAACCTTAACATGGGCTTTGTGTTTGACGGTGAAGTGATCGGCAACACTTTCCAAGAACTCATGCGTCAAGCACGGCGTAAAGAAAATGTCCAAGCTGAGGATAGTGTGTTCAATGTGTTTGATGTTATCCCGCTAGCGGCTTTTCGTGAGGGTCACTGGAACGCTCCGCTGACTAAGCGTATCAAGATTCTTGAAGACATGCGCCCGATCATTGAAGAAATGCCCAATGTGGAATTGCTGCCCCACATCATGGTTGATCTTGACACGGCAGAAGGTCGTGACAAACTTCATCGTTATGCTCAAGACCAAGTTATCGCTGGTTTCGAGGGCATCATGATTAAGAATATTGATGCACCCTACGAATGTAAGCGTAACACTTTCTGGATGAAGTGGAAGCCCACAATCACCGTTGATCTTGAAGTAATCGGTGTCGAAGAAGGTACTGGTCGCAATCAAGGTCGTCTTGGTGCTCTGGTCTGTAACGGTGTTGACGATGGTAAAGAAATCACTGTCAACGTTGGTAGTGGGTTCAGCGATGAGGATCGGGACGAATACTGGAAGAATAGTCAATTTGTTATTGGTCGCACCGCAGAAATTCTTTGTGATGTTATCACTCAGAACCAAGACGGTACTTACAGTCTCAGATTCCCTCGCTTTGTTCGCTTTAGGGATGACAAATGAACAATGAAAAGAAAATTATCTTCATGGTTCACTGGAAACAATCGTATCCTGAACTTGAAGAAATGATTTTTGATTCTTTGGAATATGAACTCGCTAAGAGCAATTTCAAAGAGGCAAATGAACTTATTGAGAGGGTAAAGAATCGTGATTAGGGTAATTCTACTGTTTGTTTTATTGACTGTAGTGTTCGGGGCACTGATTCAAGGTGTTAGGTATGTGACCAAAAAACAAGTTTTCAACTTGACAAAGATTCTAGGTATCAGTATACTTAGCGCATTACTAGCACTAATAGTAATGTTTGGGATCGTGGTAATTTTTTAATCTTTAAAGGAAAAGTAATGAATCGTATGTTTAAGCTATCTGTTCTGGCTCTTGCCGTCCTATCAACTATTGCTTGTACTCGTATTGAGACAGGTGAAGTTGGTGTCCGTGTGGGTTTTGATAAGCAGGTAACCCCCGGTGAGCTAATGCCAGGATCGTTCAATCAAACATTGATCGGTGATGTACTGACGTTCCCGATCAAGGATGTTAATGTTACGGTCGAGAACATGACTCCTGTAGCTAAAGACAACTCAACCATGAAAGACCTGGACATGGTTGTAGTCTATAACATCAACCCAAGTCAGGTTGCTGAACTTTACAGTACCAAGAACCGTAGCTTTCACGCAGGTAATAAGGAAGACATTTACCTGATGTACAATTATGTTGTACAAAATGCTCGTAACGCCCTATACAAGGCTGCTCGTAAGTACGATGCCCTGGACATGGCAGACAATCGCAGTGAAATGGAGAACATGATCAAGGATGAGATTGTTCGTAACCTCGCTGAAGAAAAGCTAGAAAATTCGATTACTATCACGCAGGTTATGATTCGTAATGTCGTGCCCGCTGATAGCGTGGTTGCTAGTGCGAATGATCTGGTTCGTGCTAAGAATGAACTCAAGCAAAAGGAAATTGAAGTTAAGACTGCTGAAGCAGAAGCCCGTCGTATGGCTGCACTGGCTAATAACAGTCAAAGTTCAATCGCATTCATGCAGGCTCAAGCTGCACTGAATATTTCAGAAGGTATTAAGAACGGCAAGGTACAGACCATCGTTGTCCCTGCTAACTTCAATGCTCTAATGATGCCCAAGTAAAAACTCTGCTATCGAGTAGATAGACGCAATTCTGTGGGGCGTATTCACAGTTTTATTTTGAAAAAGGAAGTTGAAAATGGCGTATACTACTGTATATTTAACAAATGGTGTTGAAGTGAAGAAGGCCCCGGTTGGTTTTAGCTGGACCGTTCTATTGTTTGGCGGCTGGCCCCCGTTGTTCCGACAAGATTGGCTATGGGGAATTTGTCTCATTCTAGCGTGTCTGTTTACCTATGGTGTTGCGGGTATCGTCTGTGCATTTTTCTATAACAAGGTTTACATTAAGAACCTTATTCAGAAGGGTTACAAGTTCCGCGAAACTCCGGGAGTGTCCGAGGAGCAACTCAAGCAGTACCTAGGTCTTGTGGATATTCCCCGCGTGTAAAAAATCAACATGACTACCTACACTGAATACTTTGCACAAAATCGGTATCAACCCAAATTCAAAATTGGTGATCGTGTAACGGGTAAGTGGAATAAAATTCCCTTTGTAGGTAGTGTGTTGAATGATGGGTTAGTCAGTGAAGATGATGGTCCTGTCGTCAGTGTGCTACTTGATCTTCCCATCAAGTACAAAAAAGAATGGAAAGAAATCATCTTCATGACTCCCCGCGAAGTTAAAAAGTTTTCATAATGATCGAAGAACTAGTAGGTAAGACGCATACTTTCGAAGATGGTGATAGTATTACAGTCACTCAAGTAAAATATCGCGGCCCCGAGCAAGGATTAGTTACTTATCAGATACAGCAGGGTCCCGGAATCCCCCGTAAATTAGTTATGACTGTCGAAGAATTTATGAATACTTACGGTCACCTATTCGGTAGTACGGACATGAATTAGATTTTAAGACTAAATATATTAATGTCCAGGAAAATATTTACATTCTCAACCTTAACTTTACTCACAGCATTAACTTTAAGTGGCATCGCAGCTTGGTATAGTATACTAGGCCTTATTGCCATTTTCGCAGCGGCTGTTATACCCATCATAGTCATGGGCGGCGCCTTAGAGGTTGCTAAGGTTGTCACTACCGTTTGGTTACATCGTTATTGGGATAAGGCCACATGGCGATTGAAATTATATCTTGTCCCTGCGGTTATAGCATTGGCTTTCTTAACCAGCATGGGTATCTTTGGATTCCTGAGTAAAGCTCATAGTGACCAAAGCATGGTAAGCGGTGATGTACTGGCCAAGATCGCTATCTATGATGAAAAGATTAAAATTGCCAAAGACAATATTGAGGCTAATCGCAAAGCATTAAAGCAAATGGATGAGGCCGTAGATCAAACTATGGCTAGAAGCACCACAGAAACAGGTGCCGAAAGAGCAGTTCAAGTTCGCAGGGCTCAAGCAAAAGAACGTGCTAGATTATTAGCCGAGATTCAGGCTGAACAAAAAACAATTACAAAATTAAACGAAGAACGTGCGCCAATTGCCGCCGAAGTTCGCAAAGTCGAAGCAGAAGTAGGACCAATTAAGTATATCGCAGCATTGATATACGGGGATAACCCTGATGCTAATCTATTAGAGCGCGCCGTTCGTTGGGTAATTATTCTTATCGTGTTAGTATTCGACCCATTAGCATTGACATTGGTGTTGGCGGCCAACTCAAGTAAAGATTGGGAGAAACATACAGAAGAAAAGATAGAAGACCGACCTATCGAAGAACCACCCAAAGAGGTGACTGAAGAACCTGTGGAAGAGGTTCAGGAAGAACATACCTATCCGGAAATTAACACTGATATCGAAGAATTCAAGCTATCAGACCACCCGTACTTATTTAGGGCTAGTGAAGGATTCAGGGATCAAACCCCCATGGTGTATCACCCCGAACCCCAAACGGTAATTAAATTCGATGATACATGTGGTTCGTGCGGGACTGAATTAATTGATGTACCTAATATCGGACCTAGATGCCCGAACAATGAATGCGACACCAACAAAACGTTGACTGAAGAGGATTGGTCTAATGAAGTTTCGGAAACTCATTTAACCTCAACTCAGTTAAAAACAGAAGGTGTTACTTTACCTAATCCATACGAAGACTTAGGTAATGGATATGTGATTTACGAAGGTAAGTCTATAAGTAAGGATGCATTACTTTCGCTTAAGCCAGACATTTTCAGTGTACGTGCAGATAGTTCATTGCCTATAAAAACAAATTTCGGCACACAATTCCCAAAGCATGCCAATAAAGGTGATGTATTCGTAAGAGTAGATGTACTACCAAATCGCGTTTTCAAGTTCGATGGTAGAAAATGGATCGAAATAAACAAGGACTCAACTGATTCATACATGTATGATGAGGAATATTTAAACTATCTTATCGCTAAGATAGAGCAAGGTGAGTATGATATTGAACTATTATCAGAAAACGAGAAAGCACAAATCGAGGAGTATCTAAACAGCCGAAATACTTGATAGTCACTCGTATATGTTAGACAATCTATAGCTCACAGATAAACAACACATAATGTCAGAAACTAAAATTTTTCATTGCTCATTCTGCGGAAATCATAAAGATTCGGTCAAGAAACTTATCGTAGGTGATAACGTGGCCATTTGTAGTGAATGCGTTGATCTATGTAATCAACTAATGGTAGAAGAAAAAACTAGTGACGAACCAGGATTGGCCGAAGAAGTTATCCTTGATCCCATTGCAATCAAAGCTAATTTAGATAAGCATATTATTGGGCAAGAAAATGCTAAAGTTGTTTTATCCGTTGCGATTGCCAATCATTATAAACGTATTAATCATCCTCCCCAAGATGGACTAGAGATTCACAAGGGTAATGTATTATTGATTGGTCCTACGGGTAGTGGTAAAACATTGCTTGCTAAGACGGTAGCAAAGTTTCTTAACGTCCCTTTTGTAGTTGCAGATGCCACCAGCTTAACCGAAGCAGGTTATGTAGGTGATGATGTAGAGAGTATGATCGGTATGCTATTGAACGCAGCGAACGGTGATGTAAGTTTAGCCGAGCGAGGTATAGTTTTTATTGATGAAATCGACAAGATTGCTCGTAAAGGGGAAAGCACCAGCATTACCCGGGATGTTAGTGGTGAAGGCGTCCAGCAGGCATTATTAAAACTTGTAGAAGGTACAGAATGTCGCGTCCCTGCACAAGGCAATCGTAAAAACCCTAACGGGGAAATGATTACGGTCAGAACAAATAACATATTGTTCATTGCCGGTGGTGCATTTGTTGGGTTAGAAGATGTAGTAGGAACTCGTCTAAAAGGCTCGACCATTGGGTTTAGCGCAGATGTTAAGACAAAGAATAAAGACTGTAACCTATCATTCGTGACCCCAGATGATCTGACTAAATTTGGAATGATACCTGAATTTATTGGTCGTTTTGCTACAACCATCAATCTAGCAAACTTATCCAGAGACCAATTGTTTCAGGTTCTCACTAAAGTCAAGAATAACTTTATTGATCAATATAAATATTTGTTTAATTTAGATCAAATAGAACTGACCTTCACCGATGATGCCATCTATATGATTGTAGATGAATGTATTAAGTTGAAAACAGGTGCTCGTGGTCTACAAACTGAAATTGAAAAGATATTATTGCCTCATATGTTTAATATCTCTCAGTATCGTAAACATGGTATTACTAAGATAAATATCACAAAGGAACTAGTTAAGAAACCTAAAGCATTACATTATGACAAAAGTAACAGTGCATGATAATAACGTTGACAGAGCATTAAGAAAATTCAAAAAGAAGGTCAACGATAACGGATTATTAAAGGATCTACAAGAGTGTCAAGCTTATGTCAAGCCCAGTGTGCGTAAAAAAATAGCCAAACAACAGGCTAAAAAACGCTGGAACAAATACCTGCGTGATCAGAGTCTACCCAAAAAAGAATTTTGATCTACCGAAATATTAGAATTTTTTCTGTTTTTCATTTAGAATAAATATACATTGTAGATGCCGATGGTCGGGTCTACTATGTTTTGTCTTGCTTTATGAGGAGATTTAAAATGACAAACAATCTAACCCTTCGTTCCTTGGATATCCCATCCATTCACAAATTCGCAGTTGGTTTCGACAACATCTTTGACGAAATNATGCGAGCCACTAATCAGCAAGCTACNACGAATTATCCACCGTACAATGTTGTGAAACATAGTGAGGATAAGTTNGCTATTGAATTAGCAGTAGCAGGCTTCAAGGATGGNGATATTGACGTAACAGTTGAAAAGAATCAACTAACNGTCAAGGGCGAGAAAGCAATCGACCTCAATGAGGGNGCAGAATATCTACATCGNGGTATNAGNGCCCGTAATTTCTTGAGGACTTGGACTTTAGCCGATCACGTTGAAGTATCTGGTGCTGTAGTTCAAGATGGTATTCTAACTATCAATCTTGAGCGTATTGTTCCTGAAGAACAAAAGCCCAAGAAGATTGCAATCACTTACAATAAGTGATAAAATAAATATAAGTGTACGGGATGGTCCCGTACACTCTTTTATAGAGAATAAAACATGTCAAAAACTGAAACTAAGGCTAAGATTAAGCCCAATTTAGCTCTACAGGAACCGCCATTATTCAAGATCATTTACATGAATGATGAGGTAACTTCTATGGAGTTTGTGATTGGTACATTGATTGACTATTTCAATTATAATACCGAAACGGCCTCAGCCATCACTAAAGATATTCATGAGCACGGTAGCGCAGTGGTTGCTGTTTTGCCCTATGAAATTGCAGAACAAAAGGGCATTGAAGTGACCGTAGAAGCACGATCACAAGGTTATCCCCTGCAGATTAAAGTCGAAGCTGAAGGTTAAGTAGCGACTGCAATTCTCTTGGCCCAGTAAGGACTTTTGTCTTTTCTAGGGTTACATACATAGTTGATACCATCGAAAGAGGTGTCAACTATTTTTTTATATGTGCCAAACGCCCAGTGAGTGATTTTGCTTTCGGTATCTGCACCTAATGCGATACTTAATGGAATACTGTGTGTTGTTGAGTCCGGTACTTCTCCGAAGTATAGCTTATCATTGGGTACACTGCTCGTTAACAGAAGTATTTTCTTAACATCTAGGTGCTTTTGTAACTTTTGAATTGATTTCTTGAGGTATGAAACATCCTCATATCTTGCGATTTCTAATGTAGCGTTGTATTGTAAATCCTCTTTGTCAGGGGCGTCATACCACCCGTTAGCACCTAAAACAGCTATACCGTCGATGATGATAACGTGATGATGTAATATTGCTAGGTTAGAAATCCTAGAGCAAACCTGCAGGATTTCTTCTGTGCGTGATTTAATATCACTACAATCCTGATATTCTAATGTGCCGGGAATGTAAAAAACACCTTGGTACAATTTAGAAAGATGTGCCAAAGTCTGTACTATAGTTCGCAGGTTCGAACTTACATTACCTGCAACTAAGCAGTACAGACTTGTAGCTTTACCTTCCCAATTAAAACTGTCATCAGGTTCTAAGTATAGATCGCTGATAACATCAAACCCGATATCCATACTGTATTACTTAACAATGGTCATTTTGGGTTTTCTTGGCTTGGGTGCTTTGGGCGTCTTAACCGGAGCTTTTTCTGCTTTTGGCGCAGGATTCTTTTTAGCTCTGGGCTTCTTGACCTTGGCTGGTTCTACGCTAGCGGTTTCCATCTTCTGTTCAACCGGGACGGTGACTTCAGAAACAACAGGTAGTTCTGGTGCGGGTGCTGGATCTGGTTCGACCTTATATGGTACGGGATCCTGTTCGATATTGGATTTAGCGGACTTACGTGAATTGAAGTAAACTGCAGCCAATCCAAGTATTACTAAACCGGCAATAACATATTCCATTTTTTATCTCCTAAACTAATATTTAGCTATTTTTTATTAGAACTTAATTTATCGGTTAGGTTATATAAATAGTATTATGCCTAGATCAAAGCGTTTACTGAGATTAATGGAAACCGAACTACCTCGGGTATCGGAACAGAAACGTCTTTTATACAGGACTACCATAAGCGAAGTAAAGTATTACTTTAACATCATAAATGAAGACATATTTCGTGGTAGATTGATGATCCCTGAAATTATAGTTACGCCGCGTTGTCGTGGGTATTGGGGCATTTGTCAAGCAAAATATCTTTTACCTGATCTTGAAAATAAGCATATTTCAAATTGCGCTATTAAATTGATGGATAAGTGGTACTGTAAGCAGTGGCTAATCACAACGTTAGCCCATGAAATGTGCCATCAGTATCAGTGGGATATTGAAGGTCCCAAAAGAATGAGAATGGGATTAGAACCCATAATGAGTCATGGTCCTAGCTTTTTTAAACATAGAGATAGGTTAGCCAATCACGGTATTCCATTGCGTAGAGCCCATAGAATGCGTCATTGGCTAAAACATCAGAATTTATTTAAGTGTTAACGGACGTTGGGATTCTCCACTACGTTGCCATTTTTATCTACTAACACAACATCCTTAGTACCCTTGCGACCAATGCCACGCTCAAGAGTGACACCTAATGGTCGTAGTCCGGCAATACCCAATGAAGCACTATTTCTATTACTATCATTACGGATTAACCAAACCATCATGTGACTTTCAGGAATGTCATCCACACTTTGAATAACGGCGTGGCATTTGACAGTAACATTGTTGCCTTTTTGTACGAAGTGATCGGGCCCAAAATCCTGAATTACAATTCCGCCTTCAGGATTCAAATCACTACCGAAAATAGCGTCTAGTGCTTCTTCTTCCGTTGGTTCCATAACAATTTCTTTGCTTAACTTGTAAACAGGAACCGATCCGCCGCCTTTAACTGCTCGGTTAGCAATCTTTTCTAATTGGATAATACCTTGTTTTTGTAGTGCCAGAATGATTTCCCTAGCTCTTGCTCCGAATAAATTATCAGCACTTTCCCATACCTGGGCGCTTAGTTCTTTGATAGAAATAGGTAGAGAACTTTTAGAACCGGCGATTACAATATCAGCCTTTTTTCTACCTTTAACATCCTTGCCCGTACTACGAACTTGGGTAGCTCCTTGAATACCAAGAGTCTTGCCACGCTCATCCACGAACGTAACGTTTACTTTACCATATTTCTGAATCAAGCTTTCAAACAAACTAGCCAATTCAATCTCATTGCTCATGCCGGCGCTGCTAGCACCTTGCTTGCCTTGGTCCTTAACCACGATAGCGACAGGACTTCCGGCAAAAACAATACCACCTAGACTACCTAGGCGAGGATCATTTAAATATTGAGGTCCATATTGCTTTAGTGATTTGGTGAATCTGGTTAAAATATCCGTAAGAATTTGCTTTCGGTAATCACCGGCTTTTGAACCGCCGGGGATTTGAACCAAAACTTTAATAACGTTGCCGCTAACCTTAAGGTCTTCATAGCCTATTTTTCTAAGCTCTTGTTCGACGGTTTGTTTGGTTATCGGTTGAGTTTCTGCTTCAACCAAAGCCCTTGTAAATTCATAGTGTCTCATGTATACTCTCTCATTAAGTTGATGGAGCTTTATTCTATCAACAATAATATATTTATCGCAACTTTTAAAAAGGAAACTTATGACTCTGGTGCCCATTGTATTAGAACAAACGTCGCGTGGTGAACGCAGCTATGACATTTACAGTCGTCTATTGCGCGACCGTGTAATTTTGCTTGAGGGTGAAGTACATGATCAAATGGCAAATCTAATTGTTGCCCAACTATTGTTTTTAGAATCAGAAAATCCCGACAAGGACATTAACATCTATATCAATAGTCCAGGCGGTAGTGTGACTGCAGGCATGGCGATTTATGATACCATGAATTTTATTAAACCTGATATCACTACGATTGTTATGGGTCAAGCTTGTAGCATGGGAAGTCTATTGGCGCAAGCAGGATCTCCGAACAAGCGATTCATGCTACCCAATGCTCGTCATATGATTCATCAACCTAGCGGTGGTGCTCGTGGTCAAGCGACCGATATGGAAATCCAGGTTCGTGAAATTCTAGAAATGAAAAAGAACCTAACCAATATCTACGTCAAGCATAACAGCAAGGGTAAGACTTACGAGGAACTGGCTAGGGATATGGAACGCGATTACTTTATGAGTGCGTCACAAGCGTTGGAATACGGACTTGTTGACAAGGTGCTTGAGAATCGTCAATCTTGACAATAATTCTGATTTAAACTATACTACGGTATTATAGGAGACTATTATGCCGTGGATTCAAAATATCAGCATGAGCGATGTCCGAAACGGGTTCCACTATGTTCCCGGTGACAACGCCATGCTGATCCAAATTGTAGACCCTCCCGGAGACTTTCCCAAGCCCAAGTACAATTTCAAAGAAATTCATCAGTTTCAATTCCTCGACGTAGAAGACAAGGACTTTGTGCTTGATGAAGCCATGCGGTGTAGTCAAGAGCAAGCCAATGAATTGGTTCGTTTGCTCAAACATGCCATGGATAATCACATGAATGTAATCGTTCATTGCCACGCCGGTGTCTGCCGTAGCGGTGCNGTGTGCGAAGTTGGGGTGATGCTGGGCTTTCAAGACACCGAAGCTTTCCGTAGCCCGAACCTGTTGGTCAAGCATCGTATGATGAANGCGTTAGGNTGGACTTATGATGAAAACGAAAAGCACACCATCAATGGACAGCCCTTTGAATACAACGAATGGGGAAACCCCATTCTTCCTACCCGCGAAGAAAATTGGGATTGACAAATAATACCCAATTTGTTATACTACAGAAATCAATTTGAGAGTATAGCAACATGATTCCTGCTGAACATAAGGC